GAAGGGCACCCGGCCTGCCCGAAAATCCCGGGCGTTTCACCTCGACGGCGCCCCGGCACCCCGCTCGCGCCGCGGGTCCCACCCGGGTCCCATTCAAGCTATCGAGTGTGGGTACAGAAAATTTTTAGCAGAAGTGCATTTGTAATTTTTTACACGTTTGACATTTGTCGCCCGGCAGCTATGCGCCCCGGGCGTTTGTCGCGAAGTGACTATTTACCCACAGGGAGCCAGAGACATGATGACCAGAGAAGAGATCGCCCGCGTAGCCCACGAAGTGAACCGCGCCTACTGTCAGTCGCTCGGCGACGCCAGCCAGCCGGCCTGGGAGGACGCGCCGGAGTGGCAGCGCGCGAGCGCGCGCACGGGTGTCGACCTTCACCTCGACGACCCGAACGCCGGGCCGGCGACGAGCCACGCGAGCTGGATGCACGAGAAGGTCGAGGATGGCTGGGTCTACGGCCCAACGAAGGACCCCGAGGCGAAGAAGCACCCGTGCCTCGTTGACTTCGACGATCTGCCCCGCGAGCAGCAGGCGAAGGACTTCATCTTCCGGGGTGTGGTCCACGCTCTGGCTGAGTAGTCTCGGGCCCGATGGCCTTAACCTCAGTCCAGCGCCAGCTCGCCGAGGTGGACCGGCAACTGGCCCTCAACCAGTTGTTCCGGTACAAACCGTACCCGAAGCAGCGCGAATTCCATGACGCCGGCGGGCGAGTCGGGATCCGTGACCGGCTGCTCATCGCCGGGAACCAGCTCGGAAAGACCCTCTGCGCCTCGCGCGAGACGGCCTTCCACCTGACCGGCCTGTACCCCGCCGACTGGCTGGGGGCGAAGTTCCTCCGCCCGACCTCCGGGTGGGCGGCATCGATCACCAGCCAAGGCACCCGGGACACCGTGCAGCGCCTGCTGCTCGGCCTGCCTGGAATGGAGGGCACCGGGGCAGTACCGAAGAAGTCGATCCTCACGGTCAAGAAGTCCACCCACGGGGTGGCCGACTCGGTCGAAACGATCTCCGTCCGGCACGAGCCGACCGGGGGTATAAGCAGGATCACGCTGAAGACCTATGACCAGGGCCGTGAGCGCTGGCAGGGTGACACGCTGAACTTCTTGTGGTTCGACGAGGAGCCGCCCGAGGACATCTACGACGAGGGGCTGACCCGACTCGTGGCGACCGCCGGGATCTCCTACATGACGTTCACCCCCCTGCTCGGGATGAGCGAGGTGGTGCGCAGGTTCCTGACCTTGAAGAAGGTCGGCACCCACGTCACCACGATGACCATCGAGGACGCGCTCCACTTCACCCCCGAAGAGCGCCTCGCGACGATCGCCCGGTACCCCGAGCACCAGCGCGATGCGCGGGCCCGCGGAGTGCCTCTACTCGGTGGGGGTCGTATTTTTCCTTTCGCCGACTCGCTGCTCGAGGAGCCGGCGATGCAGATCCCGGTCCACTGGCCGCGGGTCGTGGGCATCGACTTCGGGTACGGTCACCCGACCGCCGCGGTCTGGATGGCCTGGGACCGTGACAGCGACACGATCCACGTGTATGACGCGTACCGCCGCGCGGAGGCCACCCCGGTGGTCCACGCCGCAGCACTGCGTGCCCGTGGGCCCTGGATCCCGGTGGCCTGGCCGCACGACGGTGAGAACCGAGACGGCCGCGGGAGTGGCATCACCCTCGCCCAGCAGTACCGCGACCTGGGAGTGGCGATGCACCGGGTCAAGGCATCGCACGCCCCGGCCGTGGGGCAGAAGGAAGGCGACGGGGGCAACAGCCTCGAGGCCGGCCTCATGGACATGTACGACAGGATCCAGACCGGCCGGCTGAAGGTGGCCAAGCACCTCACCGAGTTCTTCGAGGAGTTCCGGATGTACCACCGGAAGGACGGGCTGGTCGTGAAGGAAGCCGACGATCTGATGTCCGCCACCCGGATCGGGGTGATGATGCTCAGGCACGCGAAGGTACGCACCCCGCCGCGAGAACTCCCGGTCCACGGCTTCGTGCCGATGGACGCGAGTATGGGAGCACTGGGATGAAACGGTTTATCGACTGGCTGCTGGCTCTTCTGTCCGACCCCGCGGTCGATGTCGGGACCAGGCTCAAGTTCCCTCGCGGGATGGAGTGGACCTGCCCGAAGTGCGGCGGGCTCATCGCGGTGACGCGGCGAGACATCTTCTCCAACGAGCTCTTGTCTTCCTCGTCGTGGCGGATCGAGCACCCTGGCTTCTGGGCCTTCAGGCACTGCCCGGACGTCCGGGCATTCCGGGGTGGGGTCAACCGTCGGTCCGAGCTGCACACGCCCGATGGGTGGGTGGGCTAATTTTCAACGAACGCTGAAAGTGGGGGTTTTCATGAAGCTCATCGCCTTTGTTCTCCTCTTCCTCGTGGCCGGCACGGCCGGCGCCAAGGGTGAAGATGCCGGCTACCTCTGGCAGACCCCCGAGGCCCGCGCGGTGTTCAGCGTCGAGCCGTGCAACGTGGTCTCGATCCTCGAGCGCATCCGTGAAGAATTCCGCGACCAGTTCAAGACCGGCGCGTACCAAGAACTAAACGACGGCTTCGTCCGCGGCAAAGGCGTGGTTGTGCCCTTCTGCTGGATCGAGGCGGGCGGCGCCCTGCACACGATCGACGTCAATGGGGCCCTGGAGTCGCTCCCCCTCTCCGACCCCAACCTGATCGAGACGATTCGCAAATAAGTCCCCCTACACAGGAGTAACACATGGCGACCGCACTCTGCACCCTTTCACGAGACGTAGGCGAGCGGGACGGCTCGTCCGTCCTGTACACCTGGCCGCTGACCTCCGCGAACACCGACGGCGCGGTGGTGGAGTGGACCGAGTGGGTCGACCGCACATGGGTGGTCGACAGCGCAGCCTGGGGCGGCGCGACGCTTGTCATCCAGGGGTCCAACGACCTCACCAACTGGTTCACGATGACCAACGCCGCCGGCGCCGCGGCGCTCTCATTCACCGTCGGTACGGTGCTCGGGTTCACCAGCGTCGAGGGTCCGCGATACGCCCGCCCGAACCTCTCGGTCGCGGGCACCAACGCGGTTGTCGGGGTGACGCTCCTCGCCCGCCGCCACACCCAACTCAGGACGTAAAGACATGGACAAGCAGATTGCTGCGCAGACGATTCGCCGGATGGCGGTGCAGTACCAGCACATGGTCTACGCCGCCGACTGCCTCGACGAACTCGGAGGGTTCGAGGCCTCCGTGGTGCAGGCGAAGGACGCCCTCGCCAAGATGGGTGACGAACTGAACGCAGCCACGAGCGAGCGTGACGCGGCGCACGCCGCCGTCGCCGCCGCGCGCGAGGAGGCGCAGGAGATCCTGGACAGTGCCCGTAAGACGAGCGACGAGCGCGCAGAGAAGGAAGAGGCCTCGGTCGCCGAGGTGATGTCGGCCGCCCACCGTGACGCGAAAATAATCATCAATCGTGCCGTCGCGCAGGCCGACGCCGCGCTCTATGCCGGCAGCGCCCGCGAGTCGGCCATCATCAAGCAGATCGAGGATCTCGAAGCCGCGCGACTCGTGGCGGAGATGAAGGCCAAAGCGGCCGACGACGACGCCGAGGCAGCTCAGGCCAGGCTCGCCGCCGCGCGCGACAGCATCCAGAAGCTACTGGGCTGAGGTTTAAATGGCAAACGCACTCTACCCACTGTGGAAAAACACGATCATGAATGCCGAGGCGAACTCGGAGTTGGATTCAGCCGAAGGCGCTACTGGCGTGTTCTGTGCGCTGGTTGATACCGGCACGTACACCTACAGCGCGGCGCATCAGTTCTTTTCGTCGCTGTCTGGCATCGTAGGGACGGATCAGGAGATTTTGAGCAAGACGATTGGTGTGGTGGCCGCTGGCGTCTTTGACGGCACCAACCTGACCTACACGGCGGTCACGGGCAACAGCGTCGAGGCGCTGGTGCTCTACCGCAAGAACGGGGGCGCGAATACTACGTGGCCGCTCATCGCGTTCATCGACACCGGCGTTACCGGGTTGCCCGTCACGCCGAACGGTGGCGATATCACGATCACCTGGAATGCGAGCGGCATCCTCGGGCTGTAAGGATCGGTAATGGCCCAGCGAACGAAAACCATCGAGTATGCGTTTGCTCTTTCCACCGCCAGTAACACTACGGGGGTGGCTAGGGACTTCACGCAGCTTGCCGCCCTTGCTATACCTGAGACCACAAGTCGCACGTTTCGTTCTGTAATTCTTGAAGTCTCACTCGTGGA